CGATAAAAGGTCTCTACACTGTAAAATAAGATCGTAATAGGTCGCTTTTGGCTGAAGCTCTGCTATCTGCTGCGTCTTAATGCTATTATCTAGTTGTAATGCTTCGAGCTTTTCCTCCTGCTCAAGTGCCAGTTGCAATGCCTCTTTTAGTGTTCTTGGCACTTGCACACCGTAGGCCCCTGTCCTTCTGATACTTGGCAAGACTTCTTCAAACACCCAGCGTTCAAATTTTTCTGCTGACGGCAATTTGCTTGATATGATTAAGCGATACAAGTCCCCTTCTGGGATAAATACTGTTTCCTGCATTCTTCCGAGACGATCAGTGATGGGGGTACGAATCATCCCGTCATCTCTACAATGTCGTGTGACTGCCTTATGTGGCTCACTATATCCTAATGCTCTTGCCACATCCGTACCTGCAAAGTAAGGTCTTCCATCAACATCTAAAGTTCTAACTTCTCCAAATTCAGCGTTACTAAAAATTTGTAATCCTTCCATTCTTCCTCCTTTTCTTTATTCGGTTTTTCCGAAATTATCACCTAAAAAAATTTGCCCTGTTCTGATTTCAAGGGCATTTGCAATCAAACTTATCGTATTATATGACGCATTTCGTAGATTGTTGATGTCATTCTCGTAACTCCAGATAGTCCTTGTTGAGACATTAACTTTTTTAGCCATCTCCTCCTGTGAAAGACCTCTCAATTTTCGCCATTGTGCCAATGTAAGAATTTGCATTTCTATATATTCCTATCCTTCCTCCCCGTCATACCGATAGGACAGTATCTTGTAGTTATCTTAGAAACAGCCAAAACAAGCCAATTATAATGATTACTAATCTGAAAGTATAAAAGGCCAATTTTACAGATTTCCATAACAATGTCTTCATAGTGCTTGTCACAAGCACGGAAAAGTGATATAGTACCCCTTAAGGGGCGGGGCTTTCGCCCCTATGTTATTAATTGATACTGTGTAGTATCATCATAATTATGGACACGAGAGTTCCGATCTCTAGTACCAACCCGATGAGCTTTCTAACTAACTTAGTGAGCTCATCTATTTTTTTATACCACTTTTCCATGTCTTCTTCTCCTTTCTCTTCTCTTTGTGCTTTTCTCAAACACAAGTGTAGTATAGCATTCGGTTATTCCGAAGTCAAGAAATTTTTTTCGTAAATCCCGAAATTTTTATCTTTTTTTATGTTATATATTTCATTTTTGCCGAATATATGATATTATGTAGCTACGGAGGTACAGCTATGTTTGCAAAAAACTTAAAATACTTACGCCAGTTACATAACATAGATCAATTACAACTTGCGGAAGCTTTAGGGCGAAAAAGTGCGTCATCCATTAGCGAGTGGGAAAGTGGAAAGTACACTCCTAAGATTGGAGTATTATCTATGATTTCCTCGTATTTCAATGTTGACCTTGATGATATGATGACTAAGGACTTAGAGCTCGAAAACTCAACGCAGAGTTGGTCTGATCAGACTAACACTTCCGACACTGATCCTGAAGCCGTAGAGCTAGTACGGTTTTTATCAGATAATACGGAATATAAAGAACTGATAACATCCCTTAAAGATGTGAGTAAAGACGATTTAAATGCAGTTAAAGTAATCGTGGACAGATTGAAAGACAAAAAAGATTAAATTATGATAGGAGGTTTTATCATTATGGGTTTTTTCGATAATTTCAAGGGGGCTCAATACAAAGCTGAGCTTGAACGACTGGAACAGGAGTATATTCAACTCAAAAATTCAATTACGCCTGAGATGCAAGATATCCTAGACCACAAGAGTGAGATTGCAAGATTACAAAGTGATATTGGCAGTTTAAATGCTCAGATTTCTAGTATGAATGAGGATATAGATAAATTAAATGGCGAAATAGAGCAAAAAAGCAAACACATTATATGGCTCGATGAGGAGACTGTTGCACAAGAATGCGGACTCTACCAACCTACTTTTGAGTTTGCATCTTCTCTTGATTATAAAGATGCTTTATCTAAGCTCAGAGCGGAGCAAAAAGAATTAATTAAGCTGGGGAAAGCAGTATTAGGAAATAATGAATGGACTGTAAATGGTAGTACAGCACAAGGGAAAAAGATGGTGAATGACACTCAAAAGTTACTTTTAAGAGCCTTTAACAGTGAATGCGACGACTTAATTGCAAAAGTCAAATACACAAATTATGATGCGACATCAAGTAGAATTTATAAATCAGCAGACACTATTTCTAAGCTTGGCAAAATTATGTCTATTTCCATTACGCAAACCTATCTTGATGCCAAGATAAAAGAGCTAAGGCTTGCTTATGAATACCAGATTAAAAAACAGGAAGAAAAAGAAGCACAAAAAGAAGCAAAGGCCGAACAAAAAGAACAAGCAAGAGTTGCCAGAGAACTTGAAGAACAAAAGAAGAAGATTGAAAAAGAGCAAACCCACTATAATACGGCATATGAAAAAGTTCTTGAACAGTTGAAAAAAACGCCAGATAATCCTGATTTGATTGAAAAGCAAAAAGAGCTAGCCAACCAACTAGACGATATTGAAAAAGCACTAAATGATGTTGATTATCGTCAAGCTAATATGCGTGCAGGATATGTATATGTGATTTCTAATATTGGAGCTTTTGGAAATGATGTATATAAAATAGGAATGACGAGAAGACTTGAGCCTATGGATCGAATCGATGAACTCGGTAGTGCTTCAGTTCCATTCAACTTTGATGTCCACGCAATGATATTTTCTGATGATGCTCCGGCACTTGAAGCGGCCCTTCATAAGGCTTTTGAAGATAAAAAGTTAAATATGATCAATCAAAGGCGTGAATTCTTCAAGGTTACTCTTGATGAAATAAAAGAAGTTATCAAGAAAAATTTTGATAAAACTGTAGAATTTAATGACATTCCAGAAGCTGAACAATTTAGGGCAAGCTTAAAACTACGAAAAGAAACATTATAATTATACTGTGGCTTGACTTTCTTACCTTTGAGGATTATATTAGTCTCAGTAGAGTTGCCCAGTCAATGCGTTGGGGACCAAGGTCGAGTCAATTAGCTTTCTGATTGTTTCGGCCTTTTTTATTTTTAATTGTCAAGGGCTTTGTCATGGAAGACGACGGATATTATACAGTGGTTCTCAACCCTGCCTTGTCTGCAGACACGAACAGGAAAACCAAGCTACACGAGATAAAGCACATACTAAGAAGAGATTTCGACAAGGCCGACTGCGATCAGGTCGAAAATAATGCAAGAGGAGCTTAGAGAGAAGTTTTGATGAAAAAATTAACAACACAAGAAGCAGAACAACTCATTAAGATGCTAAAGAAAACTATTGAGAAAGAGATTCATTTGCCATCGAAAGGGACAAATATTAGGTTTGATGTGCAAGGTAGAACAAAGAAACATATATTTTCAATATCTCTTTATCGTGGTAAAATAAATCCTAATAAAGGTAATTTTACTGCACTAATTAAAAGAAATAATACTGTATTACTTTCTTTAGATACTTCATCTACAGCAAAGCATATGAATCCTGATGGGCAAATTATTAAGGGACCTCACTGGCATATATATACTGAAGAATATGGACGAAACTATGCATATCCTGCAGTAAATATTACTGATAGTGATTTTGTTAAAAACACATTGCTATTTTTAGAGGAGTTTCATGTAATTGAGAAGCCCAAAATGACAGAACAAGTATCTTTTAATTTATAAACAGAATGAAAGGAGGGAATATATATGGATAGAATAAATAATTTAATGAATCAGTACTTCGATTGGTTAAAGGAGCAAGCCAATGCTACGAAAATAGGTGAGTACTATGAAATCAACTCTCCATTTTTGGATAGTCAGAATGACTTTATGCAGTTATATGTTAAATTTGAAAATAATAAAGTCTACTTCACAGATGATGGTTTTACTATAAATTCCCTCGTTCAAAGAGGGTTGAATTTAACATCAAAGCGTATTCAGCAGATAAAAAGCACTATTGCTCAGTTTGGTATAACTTTAGAGGATAAGACTTGCCTTGTTGCTGAAGCTTCTGCACATAATCCTGAACAACGGATGCATATGTTTATCCAAGCAATGTTAAGATTAGATAATATATTTTCTAATCTCCCGGCACATTCGACATCCACTTTTATAGATGATATAAGTGAGTTCTTCACTCAACGAGATATTTATTGTCTTAAGAACGTGAAGTTTTCCGGCGGTACCGGCTTTGATCACGTCTATGATTTTGCATTCAGTCCATCAAAAAGACACCCTGAGAGGTTGTGTAATGCTATTAACACTCCTAGTAGAGCTACTATAGATAGTTCTCTATTCTCATGGGTTGACACAAAAAAAACGAGAAGCGAAAATTCTCAGTATATATTACTTTTAAATGATGAAAATAAAATTCCGGAAAACATTTTAACAGCTATTTCCAACTATGAGGCCACTCCTATATTATGGAGTGAGAGAAACTCTGAAAAGAATTTGGATATACTTGCATCTTAATAACTTTTATTACGTTTTGCTGCAATTAGGTTGAAGGTGATGTAAGGGGGCTTAGAGGGAAGGTTTAATTTTTATTTATAAAGGGTGGGATAAATGAATAATAATTATACGGAAGAAGTATTCGAAAGTATTAAGCACATAAACGAATACGGACAAGAGTTTTGGTATGCAAGAGAGTTTCAGAAAGTTCTTGAATATACCGAGTGGCGTAAATTTTACGGTGTTATTGAAAAGGCGAAGACTGCCTGTTCTCAAAGCACCAACAATGCTAACGACCATTTTGTCGACGTAGACAAAATAGTACATCTTGGAGTGGCCGATAGAAAGATACAAGATATTGTGTTATCCAGATACGCTTGCTATCTCATTGTGATGAATGGTGATAGTAGAAAAGAAGTCATTGCTCTTGGACAAACATATTTTGCAGTAAAAACAAGGCAACAGGAACTAATAGACAACTACGAAAATCTTACTGATGATCAGAAAAGACTTGCCATTCGTAAAGAAATGGCAGAGCATAATAAACAGCTTGTAGCTGCTGCAAAAGATGCGGGCGTTGAAACCTCTCTTGATTATGCAGTATTTCAAAATTACGGCTATCAAGGTTTATATGGTGGCCTTAAGGCTTCAGATATACATAAACGCAAAGGCCTTAAAAAGAGCCAACAGATACTTGATCACATGGGCTATGAAGAACTTGCAGCCAATCTTTTTAGAGCTACACAAACTGAAGCTAAATTAAGGCGTGAAAATATACAAGGTAAGAAAAATGCAAATCAAACGCATTTTGAAGTCGGTAAGAAAGTACGAGATACTATAAAGGATCTTGGCGGAACAATGCCGGAGGATTTACCTACACCTGATAAGAGTATTAAACAGATAGAAAAAGAGCAGAAAAAGCTTGAGAATAAACAAAAAAGATAACCCCAGGCACATAGGAATTCTAAGCATTAAGCCTACTCCAATTCAGGAACCCAGTGTTAATCCTTCACAAGTTATCTATGATTATATTTTATGTTTTACACATTGTTTTGTCAAGTTTTATAATATTAATTTTTTATTATTCACTATATTCCTGAAGTCGGGAAAATAGTAAGTATTTGATTTTTAACATTAATTATGCTACCCTAGAGGTGCGAAAGCCTTATTAGTTAAGGATAAGTAATCTCTAGCAGTAAGCTCCCAATATCAGGGCAAAGCCGAGCCTAGAGATTTTTTAATTAAAAAAGCCACCCGGTACGCCAATACCGAATGGCTGTGTATACCGTTGCAAGCTTCTGCCTGCAAGCAATATAACTCTGAACAAGCTATATTGTACCACGCATAGTAGCACCTTGCAACAGGTGTTATTTTTATACCCAAATTTAAGGAGGTGCAATATGGCAAAGGCCAAGTATACCAAAACCAAATCAGGATACTTTCGGACTAAAGTATGGGACGGTACATACAATGCAGACGGATCCAAGCATAGAATAGATGTCACATCTAAGAAGTCCAGTGCCGATCTGGAGCGTAAAGTCAATGAAATTAAGAATCGTGTAAGTCAGAATGACTTTATAGCTTCAAGTAACGAAACGGTATATGATTATGCCCTTTACTGGCTAGATACTTATAAATCCATAAAATCAAGAAATACATATCTATCATATAAGCGAACTATAGAATATCACCTTCAGGACTTCTACTCTCTTAACCTTCAATCCCTTACAAGAGGACATATACAACAACTTATAAACTCAAGATTTGATAAGCCTCGTACCTGTAAGCTTATAGCCCTCGTTATAAAGCAAATTGTAAAGTCTGCTATAAAGGACGGTATACTTGCCCCTGCTTCTTACGAAACTATATGCACTGATATAGCATTACCTAAGTATGTCGCAAAAAAGAAAGCAGTTATAAAGGCTGAGATACTCGATAGCATACTTGATATAGATTTTACAGATAGAGAAAAATGCTTTCTATACATCATATACGGCTGTGGCCTAAGAAGAGAAGAGGCTCTTGCACTTACTAAAGATGATATAGACTTTAATGCGTCTGAAATAAGTGTGTCAAAAGCTTTATGCTTTGACGGAAATAATGCTTATATAAAAGAGCCTAAATCTCAGCGTGGTTACAGGCGTGTACCTATGCCGGCATTCTTGCAAGAATTCTTGCAAGCCTACACGCAAGTATCAAGCTATAATCTCATTACTAAGCAGGACGGAAAGCAAATTACTGCAAGTAGCTATGTAAAAATGTGGCAATCAATACAGAATAAGATAGATAATGTTTTAGGAGTTGGATTCTCTAAAGAAATTACAGCGCACTCTTTTAGACACAATTACTGTACAAGGCTTTGCTATCAAATACCTTTGATCAGCACTAAAATGATTGCAAAATTGCTAGGGGATGATGAAAAAATGGTTATAGATGTATACAGTCATATACTTGAAGAAAAAGAAGATTATCAGTCTGCAATTGCCAATATTTTTGATTAAATCTGTGCGACAAAATTGCGACATTAGGAAGTTTGCGACACATTTGCGACATCAAAATGACGCAAATTTTAGTCAAATCAATGTAGTTCGCCAATTAAAAAAAGTGGCTCAAAGCCTTATAAATCAAAGCTTTAAGCCACTTTCGTATTCCTGAGACACCCGGGACTCGAACCCGGGACAACTTGATTAAAAGTCAAGTGCTCTACCACCTGAGCTAGTATCCCATAAATCAGTATAGATAAAACAAAATGCCTTGGACCGGAATCGAACCAGTGACACGAGGATTTTCAGTCCTCTGCTCTACCAACTGAGCTACCAAGGCATAAATTGCGGGGACAGGATTTGAACCTGCGACCTCCGGGTTATGAGCCCGACGAGCTTCCAGACTGCTCTACCCC